TCGATTTGGTCAACCCAGTAGTATCTCCTTATGTTGGCTCAATCCCAGAAGCCGACAAGATATCGATGACCTTATCTCAATACTCGAACGACCCTGCCCTACTGACGCAACTCGAAAAGGATATTAACTCTTTTACCAACAAGAGTTCCGCCACAACAACTGGACAGTTTTATTCACAGCTTGTTGACGTTGTTGCCGATATCGATAATCTTCTACAAGCCGAGACGACTCTCAACAAAAGGCTTGAGACTAACACGAAGATAAAAGATAGAAGAGGCGATCGGACTTTTATATCCAGCGTTGATTCTTTGAATACCACATTGACTAGTGAATCCGCTGGCGAATACATATACTTACCATTTGTTTCAAGATATTTGAAACCAGCAGTATCTACACTTACGATGCCTGTAATTGGTGATGAATTTATCGTTAAGAACTTATCTTACATCTTTTTTGATTACGAAAAGAATCTAAACTATGAATCAAGAATAAGCAATTATTTCAACCCATACAATCTGAAACAGATTTTTGGAGTCAATTGTTTCAACAATTATTACAGAATCAAAAACATAATGGTTGAGAAGTTTGCATACCACAATCGTAATAAGTCGCAAGTTTTAGAACAAAAGGTTGTCTATTCAGATAGCAAAGGATACGAAGAACAATATCTTTCAAGGAATTTGTCGCACACAGAACAAAATCCAAAAAGCTTTAATGATTTTTCTTTCTCTGGTGGGAAGACGACTTATAGACAATTGATAGAAAGAGCATTCGATACTGTTGATGGATTGAACAACTACAAATTCAAGAACTACGAAATGGTGGATTTAGAATCAGCAGAACAAGCAACAAATGGTCCAATAGAATACAGAGTAATTGTTGAGATAGAAGAGAAAACTATGAACTTTTATGATAAGTTCATAAAAACAAAATTAGAAACTTTGATATCTGATTTACAAAGATACACTGAATTTGCCGAACAATTTTGTAGCTACAATAACTTAGATAACAGATTCAATGATTTTTTTGTGAACTCGATTGAATCTGAATTTGAAGAACCTTTTGTGTGGGAAAACGCCCCACTATATTACTATTGTATAAAGGCACTAATTGAAAGTTCTTGGGATGATCCACAACAAATCAGCGGGGGCGTCAGAAAGAAAGATGGCTCTTTGATTAATATGTCGCTTGTTAAGAACAACGCTATTTTGAAAAGCAGGCAAATTTCTCCAAGCTCTGGTGATCTGTCTTATTTACAAGAATTTTTAGTAGAATTTACAAATTTCTATAACACATATTTTGGATATGAACAAGGTTTTGATGCCCTTACTCCGTCAATATACGATGACGATAGTCGAGGCGGCAAGACCTTGAGAGCATATCCAAATAAAGAATTTGAAAAAACATTTGTTGTAAGTGTTGGTATCATAGACGAATACGAATTAGAAATAGAGATACCAACTATAGAAGAGACCGATACAGAAACAAATACAAGCATTGCTGCATTAATAACGGATTATCTCAGAACAGAAAAGATTGATAAGATCTTAATTGAGGATCTTATAAGAGAAGTAGCTCGGCAATACGATTTAAATAATATGCAGGCTCAGCAAGCATTTGTTTCATTTGTTGAAAGAGCTTTTGATATTGTTGTTATACAAGTGGGGGTCCCACGAGATTTTTCATCGAGCTTTATGAATAAAATTTTGAATTTAGCAAATGTGGGCTATAGTAGCTATTTGACGCAGGGAAATACAAATTCAATACAATTTCAAAATGCATATACAAACAATTATGCAAATTTATATTCTACAGCAGCCGCAAATTATAACGCAATGGTTACAAGCTATGCTGCTAGTGGAATGAGGATGATTAGACCATAAAATGCCTGACTTTATAAACAAAAAACAATTAGCCAATGTACAAAGCTTAAACATAGTTGTTAAAAAGATAGATTTGGATTTATCGGTATCAGAAGTGGAAGAAGCAGTAGGGCAAAGTTCTATAACTATTGAAGAAACGCCCGCCGCATTTTCATTCAAGAATCTTGATTTGGGAAGAGAGTTTGTACAAAATCCCAACATCTTAGAAACACAAGACTTCGATAGACTAAAAAACGACAAAGCTTCTTTGGAAAAGCCATTCTCAGAAATTACAGATCCTATATACAACTTTGATGAAGCGAGAGATGAAAATCAACAAATGTTGAGAAAGAATGTTTTGAAAAAACAAAAAAGCACAAAAGTTTATAAAAAAATATCTGCTATAAAGATGAAGAACTTAAAGAGGTAATAAGATGGAAATTCCAATAATAGAAACAGAAAAAGCTAATTCTGCCGAATCAGCGCTAAGCCCTCTAATAATAAGATATGCTACTCCCCAGTACCTAAAAAATATAAATTTTAGAAACAATTACTTCTTGGAAAGTCTGATGTACGGCTTTTCCCCGAACCTAGGACAGCAAGTACAACAAAGCAATAAAATATTTGTAATTTCTAGAGAGTCATTTATTGCAGAAGACGATACTAACTTATGGAAATATACCTCTATTGCTGATTATTTAATACAAATAATAAGGGAAGGAGGTAACTCATATCTGTTCTCTTATTCTGAAGAAGAAAAACAAAGACTACAGAGCTTATATGGAGACGAAGAGCCCGTTCTACAAATCGATCTTGATGAAACTCCAACCCGCGCAGACATTGGAATCCAAAACTCCGTAGTAGGAGAGCAGATATCTTACAACTCACTCTCTTCTCTTGGCGCTATATCCCAAGAAGGCTTTACAATTTCAGCAACAACGGGTTCTGTAACGGGACTAATTACAGAAGAAGCTGAAACAATTACCGATGTCGGTGGACTATCAGGTGCTGGTAGAGATAGAGAAATAGAAAGCACAGATGTTGTATTCACGGAACTCATAACGGGAACAACAACTGTAACAACACGCGGATACTAATATGACCACAAAAACCACTAGAATTATAGACCTGAACTTGTTCTCTGGCTCTTCTGAGTTATTGAGACAGGCTGCTGGTGGTTATTATGGAGACTTGGCGAGGACTGGTGATGTTTCATTTGTAGAGGCAAATGTTGCAGATATTGGTGGCGTAGAATCTGTTGATGCTTCAGAAGTAGACACCACATCAGACACTATTTTACCAAAGGTCAAATATGCTAGCAGACTTTACGTTGATGAGGGGCACGGTTTTCTCTCAGACGAAGACTGGAGGACTTTCATTGTCGGTGGAACATACGCAGACAAGACGTACTCTGGATTATACAACGAGGCGGTATATGCTGATCACGCAAACAATTCTCCGCTGCCTTATGTCCCGAGAGAAGCTGTAAACAACAACAACATAGAGCCCTCGCTTGTCCTCACAACAGAATACTTCAACTACTATCCGAGATTTCAGTCAGAAGTAAATAGCCTTGAGAGCGAACTACAAGCACCAAACTATTATCTCTTAGATAGTGCTTCCTACCTTGTACCAAGTTACAATAACGAAATTGTTCAATCAAGATATCAGTATTCAAATCTTACAACATTTTTGACCGGTGGTTATGTAAACTCTCCGAAGCCACTAGACACGAGAATGGAAAATATATTTGTTCTTGATGAAGATATACTAGATGATAATAACGACACACGCCTCGACACTTCAGATCTAAACAGCGATTTTATTGATAGCGATTTATCAAAGTTATACTCTCTTATGCCTTTTGGGAACAAACTAGAAATCAAGCAAGATTTAGCTAACCCAGACCCAAGACTCAGCAGCCGACGTTTTCGAGAAGTAATAAGAGATCATAATTACGAACTAAAGTTTACAAAACTATTGAAAGAGATATTCCAAGGAGAATCTCGACTACAACCAGCAACTATCAATTTCGCTGTAAATACGGAAACCGAAAGCAGCACTGGTGTTTTAACAGGCTCTCTTGAGACAACGACTACAATTCCTGTTAGGCTCGTTGATGCTCCAACTATGCTGCTATACGCTTACCAAAATCCAATGTCGGAGACAAACAACATAGCAGTGTTGAATTCTGGCTCTTATCAAGAACAGATTGATTATGCACTCGATGTTAGTGGCTCATACAGATATGAGAATACTGAAAAATCTCTTAGCGTGTTGAATGACTTTGTTGCTAAAATAAAAAACAATTTTGAAACAGAAAAGACCTATCCTTTACAAAATTTCTTGAATCAAGCAGATGAGTCCAAGTACCACGAAACTGTCGCATTTAGAATTGAAAAGATTGGCGGCGCTCCTACTGGTGATGCGAGAACAGAAAACACAATTCAAAACATTTGGTTTTATAACGCAGATGGAGCAATAACCTATTTGGATACACAGGTCAAATACAACTCTGATTACACTTACAAGGTTTACAAATACGACCTAGTTCAGGGATACAAATACCAGCTTTCTGATGTTGTCGCTACAAGACAAATTGCAACCGAAGGCGAAGGCACTAGTAAGGTTTACTGCTTGGAGTTTTATGATCCGTTCTCAGGACAAACAAGGCAGAGCCTTTTAGATGGTTTTAATGAATTATCAATTCTTCAAACAAGAATGGATCTACTAACCCAAGAAATGGGAGTTTTGCAAGATAAAATAGATGAGATTGCTCCTTTGTATGAAACTAATCTTGAGTTTGCAAATTCAGTTTTTAGTTTTTCGAGAGAAGAAACAATACAAGTACCAGACGGACGTGGTGGAACAGAGCCAAGAATTGTAGAGCGAGAATATAGAATCAGTGATGATTTTTATTTTGGTTTGTATTTGAGTACCTTTTATGGAGATCCCAATTTTATAGGAATTCCTTATTTCATAGAAGAAACAACATTAGATGACAATATTTTTTCAACTTTTGGTTTAATTCCATTTGAGAGGATAATTGGACAAGTAGAAAGTGGAGAAATACCAGAAGATGTACTTTTTATTAGAAACTACGAAGAATTCGTAGCTTTTAGAGAAGAATTTCAAAATATTCAAGATACAATAAACCAGCAAAAGCAACAATACGAAAGCGAAAAAGCAGAGTTATCACGAGATAGAATGATGCTTGGTATGGCTAGACTAAGGTTAAGCAGAGTCTCTGATAATGAGCTTTTTACAAATTCTCAAACCAACTCAAATTACCCGCATCTTGCAGACTTTAGAATCACAATCGAGCCTTCTCTTAAGATCGTAGAGATACCTTTGGAAGAAAAGCGTATGCGAATCGTGGATCATCCACCAAACGATCTCGTTATAACACCACATCATCTTCTTGATCAGTCAAACAGATTGGCTTTCTACTGCAAGTACGACACTTTCTCTATGAATGCCGTTACCTATCCGCCCGCTTTGAATGCGAGAGACACTCAAAACAAAGACGCATATCTAACGGGGCACGATTTCCTCCAAATCTCAAAGCTTACTCAAGAGTCAGTATCTCGTCCACGCTTCTTAGAAGTATATAGAACAACCACGAAGCCCACAAGTTATGATGATTTTTCTGGTAACTTGAGAACTACGATTGATTTGAAACAAGAAAATGGCGACATACCCACTGACCACTTATTTATTGAGCGAGTACGCGACAATGCAATATATTATTATGTGTTCCGCTCTCTCAACGAAAATGGAATAGCAGGACAATTTTCTCCTGTATTTGAATCAGAACTAATCAACGATGGCGGGTATGTTTATGGAAGATTCCAGCAGCACTCAGAAGAAGACCTTGCTGTGATCGATACAAAAGATCCCCTTTCGGTCGTTAAGAAGCTGTTTAATGTAGTGCCAAACATACAACATTTAGTATTAGATTCAAGTAATGTAGATTTGAACAACTCATCAGTTTCTGAGATTGATAATATCTCTCTTGGATCTTCAAATCTAACAGATCCACTAATTACTAGCGACCCTGGCAGATATTTCAAGATTCGCTTGACATCAAAAAAAACTGGTAGAAAACTAGATATAAACATCGGCTTCAAAAAGGAAGTGCGTAAATAACTTTAAGCCACTATTTATGTGAGAGAGGAAAATAAATGGGATTTTTAGATAACTCTGGCGACATTATCCTTGACGCCGTATTAACAGACCTAGGTAGAAGGCGCATGGCAGATGGCGAATTCAGAATCACCAAGTTTGCCCTAGGCGACGATGAGATTGATTATTCACTTTACAACGCAAACCATCCTTCTGGTACTGCTTACTACGATCTTGAGATTCTTCAGTCTCCTGTGATGGAAGCAGCCACAAGACAGGCTTCTTCTATCAAGTATGGTCTATTAAGTATCACGAGAACCGATTTGGTTTACATGCCTACTCTCGAAGTAAACGAGAAACTAGAAGGCAAGTCTCTAGTCAAGGAAGGCAATATGTACTACCTCGCAGCAAATGCGGCGACACACGAGAACCTTCTAAGCAACAATGCAAACAAAGCCAATCGCTTTTTGCAGCCAAACTCAAACAGCCCCACTTATGTTATCGTTGTTGAAAGCGGTATCGCTAGCAACGAGAGACAACCTACTCTTGAGAACAGAAATGCTGCTATCGTACAAACCGGTCTTCTAGATACTAACTTTGAAATCAAGTTTGATAACAGATTTGTTGCTGGTGCTCGCACCCTAGTTGGTGGTAAGCTAGCCAACGATTCCAGCAACAACCTTGACATGCGTTTAGACACTTTCGCAGCGCAGAGTGGCGTTTCTTCCCTCGACTTCATCGAGAATTACTCAACAGCTATGGCTCGCGGTATTCCAAACGAGATTGCTAAGAGAGGAGATACCGGAACTTCTGGTAACAATTTCTCTCAATTCCAAGGTCCACGCGGTGGCGTCACAGCGATGACTTTCAGCCCAAGCCTCGAAATTAACGCAGAAGGCACAACAGTACCAACCTACTACACCCTTTATGGTCGCGCCGGTCAGTCTGCCTCAAGTCTTGGACTCGGTGGTTCTGATACATACGATACAATCGATACCACCATTTATGTTCGCGGTATGGCGAGCAGCGCACAACTACAAATCCCACTTAGAATAATTAGATTAGCGAGCTAACGGAGAACTAAATGCCTATCAATTATGAACCAATTAATGGTCAAACAGACGTAGCAACCACAAGAACACTTCTTCACGAAGTTATTCCACTAACAGGTACAATTGTTAGCGGAACTTACGGCACGTTCCCCAACGACTCAAATGTGAAAAACTACTCTCATGGACAATTTCAGTCTGTTTACGATTATCCCTACTTGAGTTCTTCCGCTAACCACATCTTCGATCTATCAGTAGGGTACGATGAAAACTCAGCATTATCTGGAACCTCTGACCGTATTCAGCAAAATAAGAAAATAAATATGTATAACCAAATGTCTCAGGTTCTTCTGGGATACACTGGCTCCACTAACACAGTTCGTCTCTTTGAGTCAGACTTGACTCTCAATGAAGACAATCCAATGAAAGAGGTTTTCTTCGTAAACTTCTCTCGTCTCCTAACTAAGGATCAAGTAAAGAAAGGCTCTGTGTCTATTACTCTAATGACCTCAAGCTATGTTGCTGACGGAGACTTATTCGACGGTGGTTCTGGGTCTATTACATACTCAGACGCAGGTGTAACAGACACTGGTGGCACATTGAATACCGTTGGTGGGGATTATGGCGTACTTGTAGATACCGCTAACAATCTTACAGGTGGTATTGTTTTCTATCAAGCTGGCATTATGGTTCTCACCGCCTCTGCATTTAGTGGTAACTTTGGTTCTCCATCTAATTTCTACAGAAGCGATTCCGTGGACGCACTTCTAACTGGATCTGCAATTTCTGGTGCTTGCGACGCACTTCGTCAGAGAATCAAGAACATCCAGTTCAACAACACAACAGAGATTAATTCCAAGGTTTATTTCTGTAGAGCACCACACAACAAGTTTAATTACTCAAGTAACCCAACCTACCTAAGCGGCGGCTCAATCAGAGTAAAGAATAACACACGCTCTCGCCCACCATTAGCATACATTACAACAATCGGTCTCTACAACTCTTCTAACGAACTCCTTGCCGTAGCCAAGCTCTCAGAGCCACTTCGCAAGGATCCCACAAACGAACTAACCCTCCGCGTCAGGCTCGACTACTAGGAGGGCAAGATGTCCCTCAAGAAGTTTGGACAAAGCGATGTGATAAGAAATGCTATGAGGGCATACCCTCATAACACTTTCTTTATCTATGATTCTTCAGTATATTATGATAATCGCCCAATAGAAAGCGGCAGCTTTAGTAGCGACATACTGTCTGCTTCTGGCGGCTTGAGTTTGTATGAATACAACGTGGACCGTCAGGGCGAGCTTTCTTGGAGCGACCGAGGAGATCAAGATAGTTGGACTGGCAGCACTGGCACCAACAGGCTTATAACACCATATGTTTTGAAAACAAGTTCAAAACAATACTTGAAGTCCAAGAGAAGAACAAGAACAATTGTAGAGGGTCCCGCTGGCACCAATACAATCACTGCCTCTGGTCCTATGCAGGAAGTTTCGGATGATTATGTTAGAGCAGCAAACGGAGACGTGCTTACTGGTTCTTCGTATGTGATGTCAGCATCAATTACAAGAGAATTGATGGTAGACGCAGGTAACCTAGGTAGCATTACCAACGTTTCTCGTTCCGCTAATCCTCACTATCGTAGTCTTCGGAATTCTCTTAACTTCTACGGCACTCGTTCACCACACTACTTTGTTGAGTTCTCAGCATCAAACATTGGCCAATGGAACAAAGATGAACAAACCATTAACCTTATCTCTGTTCCAAAGATCTTCTACGGAACACGCATCAAACCCGGCTCTATGTCTCTCAAGTTTTATGTTACAGGTACATTGGTCGGAGAACTGCAGGACACCAAGTATAATGGAGAGCTAATTCAAGTTGGACCAGAAGGCTCAGAAGGCTCAGGTTCTGTCGCAGGCGTTGCGATGTATGAAGAAGGATTCTTGCTTCTTACGGGAAGCTGGGATCTTACAGAAGGCGTGTCCTATGATTTTGTGGGTGCAGGAGATGCAACCCCCGGCGCGTTTGTTGCTGGTGCTTGGAAATATTTTGCTGCTGGTGCAAATGACGGGATTTCCAACACAACAACCTCCGCCTCGTTTGATCTTTCATTCAAAGGACACACTGAAACACAAGTCCTCACAATGTATGCTCACGCACGTAGAGGCGAAGTTAACTTCTCAAACAACCCCACATTCCTTGATTATGAGGATGCACAATACAAGATTTACCAAACGTCTTCTAATGTTTACCAAGAGAAGGATACAATTAGAATCAAAAACACAGTGTCGTCAAGCTATGCCGGTTTCGATGCTCCGTTCGAGAGACAAGTGTATGTTTCCCGAGTTGCGATCTACGATGAAGACAAGAAACTTGTTGGTGTTGCGACACTATCCAACCCAATTCTCAAGAAAGAAGCAGAAGATCTTTCGTTCAAACTAAAGTTGGACATCTAATGAAGCCTATTCTTATAGTCTCTCCGTGGTTTACCAAACTTATGTCAGTTGTGATTGATGTATATGCAATCACAATTTTCCCATTTATTATCTCAAGAGAATGGATGAACGAAACTACCCTCAATCATGAAACCATACACATCCATCAACAGCGTGAGTTGTTGGTAATTCCGTTCTACATTCTCTACTTCTACTACTATCTTGTTGGAATTATTAAATATAAAGATAAACAGCAAGCCTACTACATGATACCATTTGAGCAAGAAGCCTACTCAAACGACCAAGACTTGGATTATCTTAAGACAAGAGAGTGGTTTGCGTGGCGAAGGTATAAGGTTTGATTCTCGGTATAGACGTTTCCACAAGCATTACAGGTTTTGCAATTATAGACAGTGAAGGCAAGATCCTTCTATCCGAAGCCTGTGATCTCAGAAAGCACAAAGACTTCTTCTCCAAGTGTCTCGCGATAAGAGAGCACATTTTGGACATTTGCGATAAACACTGCACCGTGTTAAATGGTGGAGGCGTAGAGCACATCTACATCGAGCAACCTTTCACATTCTTCAACTCTGGTGGTTCATCAGGTAAGACTATGGCGGCTCTACAGCGTTTTAATGGCGTTGTTTCTTGGATGGTCTACGAGTGCTTTGAGATAAAACCGCGCTATCTGGGAGCCACACAGGCACGCAAATTAGCAGGAATCAAGGTGCCCAGAGGTCAAAAAGCAAAAGAAGTCGTTATGGAACACCTGCTCGCAACTGACCCAGAGTTCAAGATCGAACGCACGCATAAGGGCAATCCCAAACCACAAGAATTTGACAGAGCCGACGCCCTCGTCATTGCGAGAGCAGGACTAAAAGAACTTGCCGAAGAGTGATCCCCGTGTTATTCTATAGGCATGAACAAGATCGTAGCGAAGAAGATCCTCTATGAGACGCTTGGTAACTATCTGGATAAGGGTTCGGAGTTACTATTCGCGTGTCCGTCGTGCAACCATCACAAACGTAAGTTCTCTGTTAACTTGGACAAGAATGTCTTTAAATGTTGGGTTTGTGATTATTATGGTCGCAATCTTAGGCGCGTTATTAGACGTTTTGGTTCGTTTACACAACTCCAGAAATGGGACCAGATTACGGACAGAACGGATCTTAGTCGCTTTTCTGAACTATTCTCTGATGAAGGCAACGCTGATGTCGAGGATAAGATCGAACTCCCACCCGAGTTCGTAAGTCTCGCCAACAAGAACCTTCCACTATCAGCCAATCGTGCTCTACGCTATCTTAGCGAGAGAGGGATTACAAGAGAAGACATCCAGCGGTGGAAGATTGGCTTCTGCTATGACGGAGACTACGGCGGCAGAATCATAGTGCCCTCATTCAGCACGACAGGCTATCCCAACTACTTTATTGCTCGGTCTTATGTCGGGCACGGAATGAAGTACAAGAACCCACAAGCATCCAAGAATGTGGTGTTCAATGATCTATTTACTAACTGGAATGACGACCTTGTGATCGTTGAAGGAGTATTTGATGCTATTCGGGCAGGAAACGCTGTGCCTATCTTGGGGTCTACACTACGGACAGACTCCGACCTACTACGAAAGATTGTACGAAATGACACCCCGTGCTACATCGCCCTCGATCCTGACGCGGCTGACAAAGAGCGTCGTATCATTCAGACGCTTCTGCGTTACGATGTGGAACTCTACAAGATCGATGTGACAGGCTATGATGATGTAGGTGAAATGCCACAGGACATCTTCAGGGAACGAAAGGCGAACGCAAGATTTATCGATAGAGACAACTACTTATTGCTAGATTTGCTATCGGCGGTATAATTTATGAAACACACTTTTACTAGAAAACAAATAAAAAGAATTATTATAGAAGAATTAGAGCGCTCTCGTGACGAAGAAGAGGCTGAAGAACTTCTTCGACAGATTGTTGGACTTAAAGAAGACGCCGAAGATGAATTTATAAAGAAGAGGGTAAAAGCCAGAAAATTTCGAGAGCGTGCTGGCATCTCTATGCTTGCCGCAGTAGCACTTCTTTTTGGAGGGGTGGCAGGACTATCTACATCTCAAAAACAACGCATCCAGCCTGATGTTGAAAAAGTCCAACAACTTGATGATGAAACTTTAAAAAGTTTTGGAGTTGATGTTGGTGCTCTCAAAGATCCGTCAGCAGCAGCAGAAAAGCATTTTTCCAAAGGCTACCCAACAGCAGAATTAGGTCTTGTTGATCTTTCTGACATGGACAATACCCAAAGAGTCGAAGCCGCTTGGAAAATAATTGATGATATGGTAGAGGATGGAAAGTTAAATTATGAATACGCTCGCGTCGCAAGCACACTACCCGGTGGTATGGCTGCTCTAGATTACAATGATATTCCTCCTAACATACCGCTGCCAAATTCTCTAAAAAGCAAAGACCAATATAGAAAATGGGTTGTAGAGCGTGTTCTAGAGGGCGATATAGCCAATCTGCCAGAATTAGAAAATTTTGTTTTTGGAAATACAGGAAAATGGCCATCTGGAAGCGGTGAAGATAAGGCACGAATGGTTTCGGGCGCGCAAGTGCTTCCTCCCGAGTGGTCAACCGCCTATGATTTATATCAAGAACTAACCAAAAAAGTAGTATTGGATTTAGTCCAGTCATGGGATCAATCTGACGAACTAGGCAAAGCAGAACTATTAAAGAAAAGCAACGCAGAAACTTCTGGACAATTAGAGAAAGAACTTAACGATAAGTTGACCAGAGCGGGACTTCAGCGCGCTGGAGACAACATTATTTCCTTGACAGTAGACTAGCCTTGGGTTATATTACTATTGGAGGTAATGATGAGCAGACTATTCAAAGCGTGTTTTGGGCTCGCAATTTTCATCACTTTTTATTTTTTCGGCTATGCTGGCACAGCATTAATTCATGGTTCTCTATCCACACCAGCCGAGCCAGCAGAGGAAGTAGCAAGCCTTGAGACGCTTGCGGAACTTTACTCCCAGAGACATCCTAACGCCACACCATGGGAGACTTGCGAGCAGGAGGTCAATTGAAAATCGCACACATTGCTGATACTCACATCAAGAACCTGAAGTATCACGAAGACTATCGCAACTGCTTTGGGCAGATGTACGAAATCCTGCGCCAGCAGGAAGTAGATTACATTGTTCACTGCGGCGACATTGCACACACAAAGACCCAGATTTCCCCAGAGTTTGTGGAAATGGCGTCTGACTTTTTCACCAATCTCAGTAAGATTGCGACGACATTTGTTATTCTTGGTAACCACGATGGAAACCTAAAGAATAGCAGCCGTCAGGACGCTATCACGCCTATCATTCAGGCGCTTGATCTTGGGACTCTGCGTCTATTGAAGAACTCAGGCGAGACACACCTAGCCTACGGCAATCTTGTCCTAAACGTCCTATCAGTTTTTGACCGAGATAATTGGGTCCAGCCAACCAATCCAGACAAGATCAACATTGCCCTCTATCACGGCGCAATCTCTAACTGCCAAACAGACGCAGGCTGGACTATGGAGCACGGCGAGGACAACCTCTCAATCTTTGAAGAGTTTGACTTTGCTATGCTTGGCGACATTCATAAACGCCAGTTCTTGGACAAGGAGCGTCGTGTCTACTACGCAGGCTCTACAATCCAGCAGAACCACGGAGAGGAAGACGACAAGGGTTTCTCTATTTGGACTATCAACTCCAAGGATGATTGGGAGATTGAGCACTTTACGTTACAGAACCCGCGTCCGTTCATGACGATTGAACTAACAGCAACAGGCAAGATCCCTCGCAAAACAAGCGTGCCCGCAAACGCAAGACTACGGCTTGTGAGCGACAACAATCTGCCTCTTGATGTTATGCGTAAGGCAGTAGACGTTGCGAAGCATAAGTTCGGACCAGAGTCAATCTCTTTCCTCAATCGTGCCGCAGGTAAGCGTGGAGACGTTGAGGACTTGACCGACGGACTTGGAGCACAGAACCTCCGAGATCCAGAAGTCCAGCAGGAGTTGATCTCAGAGTATCTCAAAGACTATCAAGTCAAATCTGACACTCTATCAAAGGTCTACGAACTGAACTCAAAGTACAACGTTCAGGTTGAGGCAAAAGAAGACATTTCCAGAAACGTCAATTGGGATCTCGTCAAGTTTGAATGGTCTAACCTATTCAACTATGGAGAGAACAACTCTGTTGATTTCAATAATGTAAACGGAATCGTCGGCATTTTTGGTAAGAACTTCTCAGGCAAGTCTTCCATTATTGACGCTATTCTCTTTACAATGTTCAACACAACCTCCAAGAACGAGCGCAAGAACGTCAATGTTGTAAACCAGAACCGCGATTGGGGTGAAGGCAACTTGTCTATCACTATTGACGACAAGACCTACACAATCCGCCGCAAGGTAACGAAGTACATCAAGAAAGGCAAAGCAGGCGAAAGCACAGAAGCAAAGACCGAACTAGACTTCTCGGTCTATGACGCTGTTCTTGACGAGACTACTTCGCTAAACGGCACAACTCGTAACGAAACCGACGCAGCAATCCGACGCCACTTTGGAACTATTGACGATTTCCTTATCTCGTCTATGTCCTCACAGCACGGCGCTCTTGCGTTTATCAACGAGGGCTCAACCAAGCGCAAGGAAATCATTGCGAAGTTCCTCGATCTTCAGTTCTTTGATAAGAAGTTCAAACTAGCCAAAGAGGACTCTATTTCGTCCAAGGCGCTCGTCAAAAAACTAGAAGGGCGAGATTACGAAAAAGAAATTCTGGAAGCAGAGGAAGCCTTTGCGGCTCACAAAAAGGCTATTTCTGTGGTGGAGGCAGAAGAGAAACTGCTAGAAACCAAGTTGGCGACCGAGCAGACCCTCTTGCTTGAGGTGTCTCGTAAGATCACCGACATTCCAACAGAAGCGATCGACATTCACGCCGTTCAGTCCGAGATAAGAAAACTAAAAAATCAGGTGATTTCCCTGTCTCAGTCGGTAATTGAAGAGTCCGAGCAACTAATTACTGAGAAAGAGCGCATCGTCAAGATCGATAATCTAATGAAAACATTGGATTACGACTCTTTGAATGGTTCTCTTTTGACGATTCAGGAAACTGAAGAGAAGCTCAAAGGCTTCACAAGCAGATTGGAGATCGCAACCGAGAAGAAGAAGTTACTAGAAGACATCCCCTGCGGCTCATCTTTCCCTGCTTGCAAGTTCATTCACGATGCCCATGTTGCTTCCGCAACGATTCCAGAAGTGGAATCAAAAGTGGCTGAACTTCGGGAGACACTCAAAGATCTCAACCCCGAGATTGTCCGAGATCACCTAAACAAGTACAACGCGCTTGAAACACGGCGCGTAAACACCCAGACCTTTATCAAGGAACTGGAACTCTCAATTGAAAGAATGAACAGCGCAGTTCAGCGTACCAACACAAGGCTACAAGAACTCGCCGCAGAGCAGTCAGAATACAACTCCAACAAGGAAGCGATTGAGAATCTAGAAAAACTAATAAAGGAGAAGGATAAGCATGACAATCAAATCAAATCTCTTGAGAGAGAGAATCGATCAAATAACCAGAAGAAGATTGATCTTTACAAATCACTTGGTTCAGAAGAACAACGAGTCGAAAGCCTCAAAGAAAGAAGACTAGAGTTCGAGACAATCCAATCGGAGTATGCAGCGTATGACCTATTCCTGCGCTGTATGCATCCGAATGGGATTGCCTACGACATCATCAAGCAGAAGCTACCAGTAATCAACGAAGAGATTGCAAAGATTCTATCAAACGTCGTAGACTTTGAGATTTTCTTTGAGACATCTGGCAACAAGTTTGACATTTTTATCAAGCACCCCAAGCACGATGCCCGCCCTATTGAGATGGCGTCTGGTGCAGAGAAGTCTATGGCTGCTATGGCTATTCGTCTTGCTCTGCTCTCCGTGTCTTCTCTACCCAAGGGTGACGTGTTTGTGCTTGATGAGCCCGGCACTGCTTTGGACGAAGAGAATATGGCTGGATTTATTCGGATCTTGGAACTAATTAAGGTGTATTTCAAGAACGTCTTGCTGATTTCTCACCTTGATTCTCTCAAGGATTGTGTAGACATGCAGATTGTAATTGAGAAAGAAGCAGGTTTTGCAAAGGTAAATCAATGAGTAAAGACGACGAGTTTGGCTTCTTGCCCCCGGCAGAAGCACCCCCATCATTCAACCAAGAAAAGGACCACTTCCACGAAGAAGTAGAAGCGGAAGACTTTGGTATGGTTGAGGACTTCGGATTACAGATGGAATACTCTGACGAAGACCTACTACCCGAGAACACAGCCCCATCATCTTTGAATGTGGGCTTTGTTGGTGTTGGCGGCGGCGGCAACAAGATGGCGAACGCTATGATTGAGTTGGGTTTCAACAAGACCCTATTGGTCAACAGCACTGGCAAAGACATTCCGAAGAATGTAGAAGAGGAGCACGTCGTTCTTATTCCTGACTCTGACGGAATCGGTAAGAACATCTCCTACGGCAAAGAAGTTCTATCACAGAACGGCGCAATCGTAGAAGATGCTCTCCGCATCAAACTCGGCAAGGTTGATTGGCTATTCGTTATGGCTGGTGGCGGTGGAGGCACAGGATCTTCTGTCGTCGCTCTACAACCCGTCTTTGAGCGCTACCTACAATCTGTTCAGGCAAGCGGCAAGGTTGTTTACATTGTCTCTTGGCCAACAGCACAAGAGAACCTAAACCCAACTATCGCCAAGAACGCCCTATCACTACTCAACGATGTAACTCCTTATCCACACATCGTTCTAGATAACGAGCGCTCCACACGCCTCCTACGCGGTCGCATTGGAATGCTTGGAATGTATCCAGTAGCCAACACCCAGTTCTCAAAGATTCTAGCACAGATTCTCAAACTATCTACTGAGGATTCTCCAATCCAGTCATTTGACTCTAAGGACTTGGAGACTTGCTTTGCTAAAGATGGACGTGCCTTCATTGGCTCTACAATGATCAAAGATCCAAACACGGGCAAACTCGGTACAACTATCATGCATAACTGCATGAATCGTTCTGCTTGTCCACCACCCAAGGGTAAAGCCGCAGCAGGCTCGCTTATTCTTGTAGCAAGTGAAGAAATGGTTGCCGATCCTCGTGTGTCAAAGCACCTTGAATCTGCGATTGCTTATGTTGGCGGGCGGTGCGAAACACTTTTCTCTGGCGTTTATGTGCGAAAGAATGTCCCCGGACTGATTGCGATACTATCTATGAATGGTATCGAGAAAGGAAAATAAATAAATGAAGATTAAGAAGTCAGAACTAAAAGAAATTATTCTAGAAGAGATTCAGTCCGACCCAGAAATGCTAAAGGCTATTAGCAAGTTGACAGACTCTATTGACAACCTTGATGTTAGTATTGACTTCTTGGCTGCTGCTTTTACAGGCGAATCCGGTGTTTCTATCGGTACAGCACAGCGCCAGCTTGGTCGCGCTTACAAACCAAAGACACGCCCTATGCCCGAGCCTGTTAGGGAATCAGAGCAGTTCAGAGACCAACAGAAGATGGATGCCGCGCAAGATGTAGCAGGACAGGAAATGTCTTTTGAAAAGTGGATTGCTGTTGTTTTCCAGAAGGGCGCTCAGATTGATGATAATTCTCCAAACCCCTACGACGCTTGGATGAACGGGCAGTCACCAGATGAATACGCTGGTTCTTTAAACGAAAGAAAATTGTCCAAGGGCGAAAAAAACGAAAAAGAGAAAATAGTTAAGGGTATGAAGAAATCCAAGAAGGATTTCAAGAAACGCTATGGCGATGACGCCGAAAGTGTAATGTACGCAACGGCGACTAAGATCGCAAAGGATAAAAAATGAAAATCAAAAAGTCAGCATTACTTGATCTAATCAAGGAAGAAATTATGTCCGAGATGGATGGTCTTACTATGATGGACGACCCATACGACGACGATGCTGTTCCAGCAGGAATGGAAAAAGGCGGCGCTATGGATCAGGTCGCTCAAGAAATGGAGCGCATGGTTACAACTAAAGTAGATGATGCTATTTCCATACTCTCTAACTATCTTGTAACAGCAGGAGCCAGCAGCGATCCATTGAAGATGGCTTCAATGGGAATGGGAATGTTAAAACAGGCTGGCTTTAGTCCGCCCGACATGGCTGCACTTGAAAGAATGATAGGAGCAGACGATGGAGTATTCCAAGAAGGCACCACCGAGCCAGTGATGGAGTCTCCAGAACTTGCTAACATCAACGCAGAAAACATAATGATCTTCAAGGATGCCATGGCCAAGATGGCTCCCCTTATTGCCACTATGTCCCTTCCGGTTCTCATCGGAATGATCTACGAGCAACTAGTTAAGATGGGTGCCAAATGATGAGCGAAGAAACCAAACAAGCCCTACTTGATAAAGGCGTAGAAAAGATTACTTCCCGCAAGTTACTTGTGTGGATTGCCGCCACAGGTCTAATGCTATGGGGCGGTCTAGAATCAGGCGACTGGGTTATTATCTCAGGTCTCTACCTCGGTGGTCAGTCTGTGATTGACGCTATTGTGAAATTAAAAGGACTAGAATAAAATGAAACTTATAATGGAAAGCTGGAGAGGCTACCTCAAAGAACAAAGCAATGATTTTTGTACAAACTTCCCCGCAGCCTGTAAAGGTGCCTATGGAACAAAGAGGGCTAATATGCCGCAGATTCCAGATGCGGACGCATTTGAAAAGGAATTGGAAGCGCCACCTCCCAAGGGACTAGAGACAAATGAACCACAAAAGATCCCAGATCTTGGTGCTGCCACAAGAGCATATCTAGATTCATCAGATGATGCAGGTGCATACCCTGAAGGTGATCAGGTAGAAGTTAGGGAAATACCTAATGTTGATCCATCCGACCTCAAGCCAACACAAACAGACATTTATATGGACAATGCATTGAAGAAAGCTAAAGCAGGTGCAGATCCCAAGATAGACTGGGCTCCTTGGAATGCTTCTATCTTAGTATCTGCTGATAACTATCTGCTTGATGGTCACCATAGATGGGCAGCAACAATAATTTATAATTCGCAAAACCCAGAAGATGCGAAAAAAATGACAATTGAAAAAGTTAACATGCCTATCAAAGAACTCTTGAAGGTTGCAAATGCTTACACCGATGCGATTGGGGGTAAGCGCCATTCTGGTGGTGGCACAACAATGAAGAAATAAATAATGAAAGAAAAGATTTTAGCTTTCTGTCTAAAACACTGGAAGGAGATCGGGCTTGTCCTGCTCCTTCTTGTTGTGTTTGCGAAAGGACGCTACGACGTTCACAACATTATCAAAGCGCAGCAAATCTCCCAAGAGTCTCTAAAAACACAAATAACCGAACTACAAGAGATTCACGAAGAAGAACTAAAACAACGAGATAAGGCACTTGAAGATTTCAGAATCAGAAACGAACAACTTGAACTGCGCTATCAAGACGCTTTAATGGATTTATCAAAAGAGATTGATAAACGCAAGAAAGGCATAGTGAGAGATTACAGAAAAGATAAAGACAAACTACGCCTTCAAATAGAACAAACTTACGGATTCACTTATGTTCCCTAGCATTTTATTATTTACTACACTAGCCTTCGCTGGTTCTGAATTCACTTTTGTAGATCAGGGCGAGCGTTCTCCAATAGAGGGAATCGTCCTCAATCCCGAGGCTTTATCAGAGGTTCTCGTAACACCAGACAAAATCAAGCAAGAGTGCGAGATCGAATGGACGAGAACAATCGAGAAAAAAGAAAGCGAGTTTATCCTAGAGCTAGAAAAAGAAAAGATTCGTTACAACGCTCTCAACCAGAAACATACGACAATGGTGATTGAGAAAGACACCGAGATTGACGAACTACAAAAGATTATCAAGAAGCAATCACCAGCCTACAAGTGGATGTGGTTTGCGATTGGAATAGCAGCCGGTGGTGCTACCTACTACGGAATAGGTCAGGCGACGCAATGAAGCACACCAATCTTCCTTTTCACATTTATGTTTGGGTAAACAACAAATATCTTGGACCCAAGATGCCCGAAGGCTACACTTATGCCCTGTGGCATGGTATACATTCTAGAGAGGGACAGATTCCTATGGCACATGTTCTATTGGAAAGCGGTGCTCACTGGTCTGGTTTGCCGCTCCACGCGATGTCAAACTTTCACGGACCAGATACTTGGAAAGAAAAACCACATAACGACTTGATTCCGTGGACTGCTATGGGTCCAAACATAGAAGCGTGGCACGCAAAGTATCTAGAAGGTCTTGAGGTTGAACTATTCCGCTATGGGTGGAAAGGACGACACACAGGCATAATAATTGACTGGACCGATGGCTTTGACCGCTATCCACAAGAGCATAAACCACTGAACCTTGTTTCCCTTGAAGATGGGCAGTTTGCCCTACAGCCAAACAACTATTGTAGATTTAGAGACGACCATTTTATAGACGAAACCAAGTTTGAACAAACAAAATTTTATCGCAGAGGCGAAGAGGTTTGGTGGGGACAATGAGTAAAGACCCAGATTACATCGTAAAGGTAGAGCAGGCTATCGCACAAAAGTATGGCGAAGAAGCAATCCAGAACCCCAAAGCAGATTGGGACGAGAACAAAGAGAAAGTCTATCTGGAACAGATGCGAGAACTCTACAAGAAACAAAAGAAAAATGATGAAGCCAACGATAAAGTAGAACTAAATGGAATAAAGGTCTCAAGAAAACTACTTAATAGAGAATCCAAAACGGGATGTCCTGTTTGTGGTTCGTTCTCATACTCAACCAGAGATGATGTCTCACTTGTAAAGTTTGAATGCTGCTACAAGTGCTACATCAAATGGGTTGAGGGAAGAGAAGAACGATGGAAAAAAGGATGGAGACCAGATGAAAGCTAGTGAATTAAGAGAGCTAATCAGAGAAGTTCTCAAAGAAGCAGAAGAAGAACGAGTAGACATTGGCGACAAGAACGCTACAAAGCTAAAGACAGGCTCTATGTCTTCTACGCAGAGAATCAAGACTTCTAGAGAAAGAATTAAAGATACAAGTGGAGAGTTCACACCACAAGAGCAGAAGATTGTAGATCAGTTAGAAAAGTTTATCTCCGATCTTGCTGCAACAGAAGGTGTCGATTTGCTACAACATAGAACTTTTCTTGAAAAGGCTATGAAACAAATACAAAAAAGAATGGTCAAAGAGGGCTACGAACAGCAAATGATGCCCGGTGGTATAGAAGATGATGACCACGAAGTCCACATGGCTCTATCAGATCTTCACAAACTAGAAGAATACGCCCCCAAGGTCTCTCAACTCGCTTCAGAATACTCTGACCTACCCGGCTGGGTTCAAGCAAAAATTACTCTTGCTGCCGACTATTTAGGTAAAGTTTACCACTATTTAGATGGCAAGCACAACAAAGGAATGGAATAATGGCAACAGTTTACGAAATCGTTCAGGCTCTATCACAAGCCGCAGCAAACGCTTACGACGGAGCACACGACGCAGACGGCGAAGCAATCAAGGCAGGACTAAAAAGAGAAGAGGGCAGCCCTCTTATTGACAAGCGTGTTATGGACGGCTTCGGTGTCAAGTTCCACGGCAACATGATGACCCTTTCTTACCAGTCTGAGGTCCAACTCAAGGAAGTCTACGCTAACGGCTTTGAGTCAGATGTTGAATCGCAGATGAACGAGATCATCAAGTTCTTAAAGAAAGAAGCACGCAAACTAGGCGCTGGCTCTGTGTCTCTCACCAAAGAAGGCGAGATTGACATTCGCGTTGAGAACTCATCCCGCGTCCGTTCTTGGGTTACTGCTTGCATGACCTACAAGATTGGTGGGATGGAAGAGGTTGCTGTTGTTGGCGAAGCCACAGAAGACAAACTCGCTGCTGGCTGGGAAGCCTTTATGAAGCAAGGTGGTTATGGTAAGCGTGCCCCTAACGACAAGAGACCCGCAAACTCTGGCAAAAAAGAATAAAAGAAAGATGAATGCCAAAGTTAACGAAACAACAAATACTGAAAGAAGTCGTTAAGTGTGGTAAAGATCCTTCTTACTTCCTAAAAAACTATGCCCGCATCTCTCACCCGATGCACGGGCTTATGTTGTTTAAGACATTTGATTATCAGGATCAACTGCTAGAAGATTTCAACGACTACCGCTTCAACATCATCAACAAGGGTCGCCAGCTAGGTATCTCAACGATCACGGCTGGCTACATTGTTTGGATGATGTTGTTCCACCGCGACAAGACCATTCTTGTTATGGCGACCAAGTTTGAAACAGCAGGCAACTTGGTCCGAAAAGTCAAGAACATTATGAAGAACCTTCCTGACTGGATCAGGATTGCAAACATTACAACCGACAACCGCACGTCCTTCGAGTTGTCCAATGGTTCTTCTATCAAGGCTGCCTCCACCTCTGGCGACGCTGGTCGTTCTGAAGCACTATCCCTCCTCGTTCTTGACGAGGCTGCACACATCGAGGGTCTAGAAGAACTATGGACTGGTCTATACCCAACACTATCAACTGGTGGTCGCTGTATCGCTATCTCCACGCCAAACGGTGTTGGTAACTGGTTCCATAAAACCTGCGTAGGTGCCGAGACCAATGATAATAATTTCAATCTCACGACGCTTATGTGGTGGGTTCACCCAGACAGAGATGAAGAATGGTTCAAGAAAGAAACCAAGAACATGTCCAGAAGACAGATCGCTCAGGAGTTGGAGTGTAACTTCAATACTTCTGGTGAAACTGTTATCGATCCAGAGAACATGGAATGGATCATGTCCAACATCAAAGAGCCAAAACACAAGACAGGCTTTGATAGAAACTTCTGGCTATGGGAAGAGTACGACCCAAGTTGTAACTATCTCATGTCCGCAGACGTTGCCCGAGGCGACGGCGCAGATAGTTCTACGTTCCACATTCTGAAACTTGAAACGATGGAAATCATCGGAGAGTACATGGGCAAACCAACACCTGACCTCTACGCCAACATGCTAAATCAGGTCGGTAGAGAGTTTGGTAACGCCATGCTCGTCGTAGAAAATAACTCCATTGGTTACACCGTCATAGATAAATTAGTAGAGTACGGCTACCCAAATCTCTATTACTCTATCAAGTCCACACACGAATACATCGATCAACATCTTGGCGAACACAAGTCGGGAGCAATCGCTGGCTTTTCAACCACAAGTAAGACCAGACCTCTCATCGTAGCCAAGTTAGAAGAGTTTATGAGAAACAAACTAGTTAAGACGTATTCTTCGCGTTTAGCAAACGAGTTCCGAACTTTCATTTGGTACAACGGGAAGCCACAAGCCATGAGGGGCTACAATGACGACTTGGTAATGGCTCTTGCGATTTGTTGTTGGGTTAGAGACACAGCCCTCCAATCAAACGCCCGAGACCTCAACTACCAGAAGGCATTCGTAGACGCCATCATGACTTCGAGAACAACCCTAAACACGCAGATAAAAGGACAAATTGGCTACACAGGCGAAGACACAACTAGTAAAATGAACGAAGCAAAAAATCTATATTCCCAATATATGTGGATAATTAAGTGAGAAAATAAATGGCACCCCGAAACCCAAAACAAGGCAACAACCCAGCGAATAGAGATTCCCAGTTATTCAGGTCTCTTACTCGGTTGTTCTCTGGTCCTATCATTAACTACCGCTCAGAGTCTGGTCGCAAGATTCGCAGGCAGCACCTTGATAAGTACTCTACAAGATTCAAGTCTGCGTCAGGACAGCAGTTCAAGAAGCAGTCCTACAACCCGTTAGACACAATCGCTGCAAACGCTATTGCAAACCAGCGTCGTTCCGAGCGCTACATTGACTTTGACCAAATGGAGTACATGCCAGAATTGGCTTCTGCACTCGACATCTATGCAGACGAGATGACAACATTCTCTACTCTCTCTCCGATGCTAAACATCAAGTGCCGCAATGACGAAATCAAAGCCGTTCTCAACATTCTTTATCACAACATCATGAACGTAGAGCACAACCTCTTTGGTTGGTGCCGCACAATGTGTAAGTATGGCGACTTCATCCTCTATCTTGATATTGATGACGAGATTGGGATTAAATCTACAATCGCTCTTCCCCTACAAGAAGTTGAGAGACTAGAGGGAATGGACGCCACAAACCCCAACTATATCCAGTATCAGTGGAACTCAGCAGGAATGACCTTTGAGAACTGGCAGGTTGCCCACTTCCGCATTCTTGGAAACGACAAGTATTCACCCTACGGCACATCTGTCCTAGAGCCAGCACGACGCATCTGGCGTCAGTTGACTCTAATGGAAGATGCAATGATGGCTTATCGCATTGTTCGTTCTTCAGAGCGCAAGGTGTTCAAGATTGACGTTGGCGCTATTCCTCCACAAGAAGTCGAGCAATACATGCAGAAGATCGTGTCCCAGTTGAAGAGACACACAATTGTTGATAAAGACACAGGTCGCATCGATCTTCGCTACAACCCACTATCAATCGAAGAGGACTACTACATTCCGATTCGTGCTGGTTCTGTGACCGACATTCAGTCACTTGCTGGCGGACAGAACACAACACAAATTGACGACATCAAGTATCTCCGCGACAAAATGTTCTCCGCTATTAAGATCCCGCAGGCTTATCTCACAATGGGTGAGGGAGCACAGGAAGATAAAACCACACTAGCGACCAAAGACATTCGTTTTGCTCGCACCATTCAGCGTCTACAGCGTTCTGTTATCCACGAACTAGAAAAGGTTGGAATTATCCACCTTTACACACTTGGTTACAGAGGTGAAGATCTTATGAACTTCAAACTCGCTCTCAATAACCCAAGCAAGATTGCGGAACTACAGGAACTAGAGCACTGGAAGACCAAGTTCGACATTGCTGCCGCAGCAACAGAAGGCTACTTCTCACGTCGCTGGGTTGCCGACAACATTTTCGGAATGTCTCACGAAGAGTTCCTACGCAACCAGCGCGAGATGTTCTACGACCGCAAACACGACACAGCCCTTGAGGGCGTTGCCGAAGCAGCCGCAGGCGGCGGCGGTGGCGGAGAAGGCGGAGGTGGTCTTGACCTCGGCGGTGGAGATGAAGGTGGCGGCTTAGACCTCGGTGGAT